GCCCGTTCGTACGGGTCCGTCCTCGTCAGTTGTAGTGCGACGCCTGACGGGCGCCCAGAGCGCTCAAGGTGATTTGCATCGACAGCTGGCAAACTGTCCTTCTCGAGATTCATCAAGAAGACCTTGAGAAGGGCTTGATGGTCATCCACCCGATTTCTCGGGAGTTTGGCCTTCACTACGTACCCACGAGCCAGAGGCTTGTGAGTGCGAGGGCACATCTTATCAACAGTCACGTCGATACTGTGCCTGCCCAACAGAGGAGATCCCGGATGAACTTTCGGAAAATACTTAAGTATTTTCGTCAGGTAATCATCCAGGAGTCCGACAGTGGTGACAAATCCACGGTCGTAGAGCTGGTTCCTTAAAGAAACCATGCTCACTACTTCCTCTGCGTCCCTCCGTGATGCAGGTGCTACCCGCCGGACCTTGACGATTGAAACGTCTCGGCCCTTAAAGTAGTCCTTGCCGCAACTCTCTCTGAACTTACCCGTCCAGAAAGACTTGCGCGAATTCACTTTGAAGCCAAAGGCCTCAAGTGTTTCCGACACGGATTCCGCGTACTCCACAGGGACGACTATGTCATCCCCGTAGATGCGCACCCGACCTTGGAACTCTTTTAGAGTTGCCTCGGTCAATCTGGAGTTCAAGCATTTTTCAATCCCAACGAAAGCGAGGGTGCAGAACACCATAGCTTCAATCGGAAATGTCAACGCTGATCCCATGGACGCGAACTTCACGAGGGGTTTTACCCCATAGTGAGGCACATCCGCTCGAAGACTGCGACAGGCCTGCACCATCTCAGAGAGATTGGTGAAACCGTGAAGCATATGTCTCACGAGCAAATTCGAGACACGGTCACTTGCCTCACTCAGATCGAGAGTGGCAAGACCGCCATCGACAGAACCTTCCCGTGCAAGAACCTGGTTAGGTACTTGGTCGGTAAATCCGACGAACCACTTCGAGACGCGATCGCGCTCGAGGAGTTCAACGAGAGGACTGGCGATTGCCTGCTGTGCGTACTGCATAGCAACAGGCTCGGCCGCGATGATTCGCGGAGTCTTGAGCGTCTTGGGGACTGAGATAACCCTAGAAGGTCTCTCATCCCCGGGGTCCAGAAACTCGACTTGCTCCAGGTGTGCATAATACCTGGGGTTTGGAAGAAGGTAATCTACAGCGTAGAAACCATTTTCTTCCAAACGCTTGGGCCACTCCCGCTGATAAAACTTCTCGTTTCCGATTAGTTTTTCAGCAGTAGTTCCCTTGCCATGCTTTGGAACGAGTGAACCACTGGCACAAAGATTATCCATGCCAGCAAACACCCGACCAAAGAGTGTCCGACTAACACGAGAAAAGTCAGAAATGCCTTCCTGACTCCATTCG